AGTACCGTGCACCAAGTCCCCTTTCTTCAAACCCTGCATTTCCCTGCATATCCTGTTTTTAAAGCCTTTTTCCCTCCCTATTTTGCGGTAAACTCGGCATAAGTCGGCATAGGTCGGCGTATTTTGTTACTTTTTTGTTACCGAAATTGTTACCGCAATTATGGCTTCCATTTCCAAAACCCCTTCGGGTACGTACGCCGTGTCGTACCGCGTGAACGGCAAACAGACTAAGCGTACCTTTAAAGACAAGAAACTCGCGCTGCGCTTTCGTGACGTAGTGGACATGGACCCGAGCGTTAAATCGACACGAGTTACCGTGGGTGAGTTGATGCTTGCCTACCGCGACAAGATGTCTGCCAAGAAGCGTGGCGCTCGTGCTGAAGGCCTGCGCTTGACAGCCCTGGCGCGCAGGACCTTCGCCTCCATACGTTTGGACAAGGTCACACACCGAGACCTGCAGGCATTCGTCGATGAGCGCACGACCGAGGTTGCGCCGGCAACGGTGGTCAGGGAAGTGGCCACTCTGTCAGCCGTATTCGCTTGGGCAAAATCACAGGATCTTATTCTCGAAAGTCCGACCAGGGGGCTTGTACTTCCCCGTCCTCCCGAGCATCGGGAACGTGTGGCCTCGGACGAAGACATTGAGAAGCTGCTTGCCGCCTCAGGCTGGGATGGAAAGAGTCCGCCTTGCAATAACATGCAGACGGTCATCGCCGCATTCCTCTTCTCGTGTCGGACGGGAATGAGAGCCGGCGAGATACTACAGCTTGAAGTATCTTGGATAGACGGCTGCGTAATACACCTACCTGCAAGCGCCACGAAGACGGCCACCAGGCGGGATGTTGCCCTCGGTAAAGATGCCCTGCGTCTTCTTGCCCTGGTAAAGGAAGCCAACGGCAATGACCTCTTTCAAATGCGCTCGGGCTTACGAGACGCCCTGTTCCGCAAAGTCCGCGACAGGGCAGGGCTAGGGCCCGTGCTCGATTCGCACGGCAACGTTATTAAAGAGGGGCTACACTTCCATGACGGACGCGCGACTTTCGCTACGTGGGCGGCAAGCCCCGACCCCGAGACGGGCGCTCCGCGGCTCGATGTGATGGCGCTATCTCGCCAGACGGGCCACAGAGACCTGAAGATGCTCATGCGCTACTACCGCGCTACGGCACAAGAGATTGCGAAACGATTGAAATAAAAACGGGGGCATGTGCCCCCGTGTCTGCAATCACGTGAAAGTTATAGCATCACTTCCCCATAAACTCTCCTTCACCTATGTTAAAAACTGACTCGTTGGCGGCGCGATACTGCTTGACGCGCTCCTTGAGCCAGGCTTCTACTTCCTCCCTGACCCAGCGGTTCCGTCCGCCCTCTACAAGCTGGATAGGACGGGGAAACGACGGGTCACGGAGAATCTTTCTCAAGCCTGAAGAATCCTCATCGTAGCCGCAAAGCAGGGCGACCCCTGTGGAGGTGAGTAGACTCGCTTGCAGCTTCACGACTTCCAAGGCAACCTCTCGTGCGAAATTCTTATCCATGTACTTTCTCCAAAAGAATATCCATTACGCCGCGCTTAGTGGCCAGTCGCTCGGCCACGGCCATGTCTAAAGTGCCGTCGGCTACGATGTTGTAGATAAAGACAGCCCGGGGATGTCCTGCCTGCTTCTGTCGTGTCGGCCCGATGCGTTCGATAATCTGCTCGTGTTCCTCAAGGTTCCAACCGCGAGAAAAGAACACGAGGATGTTCCCACCGTCTTGCAGATTAAGCCCGTGACCACACGATGCCGGGTGCGCGAGAAGCATCTGAATCTTCCCTTGATTCCAGGCGCGAATAGTCGCGGGATTCGAATCGAGTATTTTCGCAGTCGGAAAGGCCTTCCGAATACGATCCAATTCATGTTTAAACTGGTACGCAACGAGAAGTGGCGCACCTGATGCTTCGGAAACAATCGACTCAAGAGCCGATATCTTTTCGTCATGCGTCGTAACATAATCTCCGTTCTCCGTATAAAGGGCACCACCCGCAAGCTGTAGGCACCGTCCTGTCATTGCCGCTGCATTGGGGCTTTCAACCGATTCGCCGTTGGCCAACTCAACGAACAGGTTCCGCTGCATTTCCCGATACAGCTCCATCGCCTTCTTGGGAAGCGTGACGTGCACATCTGACTCAATAGGTTTGTCGACCGGGAAATAGTCCTCGGTATTAATCTTGAGCGTCACATCCTGCAGGCGCTCTTGGATTTGCTCATCGGCAAACGGGAGCAAGTCGTACTGCACGGCAAAGGCGTTCGCCCCGACACGCCGCGGTGTGAAGAACTGGTCGTGGTAAGCGACCATGGATGACCCGAGGCGCTTGCCTTTGTCGATGAACCACATCTGCCCCCACAGGTCCTCATAGCCGTTCGGTGCCGGGGTTCCTGTCAGCTCGATAAAGCGCTTGCAGTAAAGGTGAGCCACGCGGCCGAGCTCACGCGCCCTCTGGCTTCCCTGACGCAGACGGAAGGACTTGAGCCGTGTCGATTCGTCTGCGACGATAATCTTGTACGGCCACCCGCGTCCCCAATACTTAACTAAGTCGGGAATGCGCTCATAGTTAACGCAATACACGTCCGCTGTGGACGTGATGGCATTGAGAAACTCGTCCTTGCTGCCGACCGCTGAGATAACGTGCAAACCCCTAAGATGCTCCCACTTGCGAGCTTCCTCCGGCCACGTTGTTGCCGCCACGCGCTTGGGTGCGAGCACAAGCACAGGCCCGTCTTCGAAAAAGTCGAGGACCTGCTTGAGCGCAGTCAGGGTAGACACAGTCTTGCCCAGACCCATGCCGGCCCAAACGGCCAAGCGCGGATGCTCGACAATCGCATCAATGATGCGCTTCTGATACGGACGCGGCGTAAAAGCTGTCATGACAGAATCCACGGGCACATGGCATAGACAACGCCGCCCACAGCCATGGCGATAACGGTCGTCAGACCGAAAGATACTTTTAATGCGAACACGAATGCCTCATCTAGTTCTTTCATTCGAATTTCTCCTTTTCCGGCGCGTAGCGCCAGGAGATAATTTCCTTATGCGGGATTCGCTTGTCTTTGTAGAGCAGGGGACGGAACTCGTCGCCTTTACGCATGGCATACAGACAGATACTTAGTGCCGTCACGGTGCTCCTGACCCTTGCAAGAATCCGCAAATTTTTAATCGGCCACGTCGTCTCATCGAAGGGCTTGAATACCGTCCACGTCACCATTGCTTACCCTCCGCTCGGCGTGCGTGGATGTCGACTTTCTCTTCATAAAGCCGACTGGTTTGTGCATCGCCCTTGTCCTTGGCCAAAAGGACGTTCATTCGGAAAAGCACCTCGGCCATTCCTTCATGCTCTAAGAATGTGCTTTGCGACGAATCGCTCCCCTGGCGATTAAGAATTCGTGTGCACAAATCCATGCAGGCCTTCGCAAGCTCGCGCTCATGCTCGATGCGACTTCCGGTCTTGGCCAAAATAAGAAACTTTTGATTCACGTGATGCTCCTTTAAACTAAATCCAGAGGACTTACATCCTCACTGTCAATAACGAATACCCGACAACCTGCCTTCTCCATCCGGGCGATCTCCCTCTCTTGGTGCGGGCGAAGTTTCTCGCCAGGCGCCTTGAACTCAATCCAATAATGGCGGCCATTGACCATCACGAAGCGGTCCGGCGCCCCACGCCTGCCTTCCCAGGCGCACTTGCGCACGTCAAGCCCGAGCGCTTTGCACCGCGCTAGGAACTTGGCAATCACTCGACCTTCGGGCGTCGTCATGCTTTCGCTCCTTTGCCCTCAGCAACTCGATCGTAGAATTCGTCAATCACTTCTTTTGCCTTCGCAAGGATTTCAACCCCAACCCCGAGGGCGTGATACGCGGGTACGACAAGCGTCACACCACCTTCCTCGCCGTCGAACGTTATGTGAAGACGTCCCGTCTCAACGTCCTTCTCGACGGCCATTCCCGTTGCCTTAATACAAAGATCCTTACAACTCACTTCACTCATCGTTAGTCCGCCTTCTTGTATCGATTGCCTACAAAGCCGTCTACAGCGAGCGGTAGCCCCCTGTAAACCGTACTTGTAGGCTTAGTCATAACGGATACCAAGAAGTCGTAGGCCTTTCGGCCGTTGACTTCCGGCACCTCACACACAATCTCGTCATGCACGTGCATCACAGGGCACATGCCTGCTTTCTCCAAGCGCACAAGCGCACCGCACAGAAGGTCGCAGCTTGTCGCCTGGACAATGTTTTCCACGCACTTGACACCGTGGGTTTCGAGTCGGCACCATTTGCGCACTTTCTGATCAATGCCGAGGTACGTAAAGGACCCCGACTGCTCGTCGTTAATCTTCGGCTTGGCATACACGAGCTTGCGGCCGGCAGGAAGGCGTACCGTCAGATACTGACCGTCGTACTTGGCCGCAATGCCCCGACGCACGGGAAACTCGATACCGGGGTTCTCAATGGCGTTAATGCAAGCCGTGCCTACTAAGTCCCAAAACTCGGCAATACGCGGGTTGGCCAAACGCCAGGCGCGCTTGACAGCATCAACCGCGACAAACGTGTGCTTATCTAAGTCACACGTGCGGTCGTTCTTGACGAACCAATCCCAAGACTTATCGGCTTCAGCGACGATGACGGGATCGAGGGCGGCGTAAATGTCATCGGCCACGGCCCTCAGATTCATTCCGTACCCGTTGGCGAACGTGACAAATGCACCCGCTCCGCCCCCATACCCCAGGGCAAGTTCTAGCACTTTGCCCATTTGCCGTTGCGGCTTCGTCACATCTTCCGGACGAATGCCGAATGTTTTGCCGTACGTCATCTTGTACAGGTCGTGTCCGTGCCCTGCATCGAAATCTCGGAAAGCCTTAAGCTTCCACTCCTCGCCGGCAAGCCAAGCGAGCACACGGCCTTCCACGTTGCTCCAGTCAGCCACGGCAAACGTTTTGCCCTCGGGCGCGACGATGAGGCCTCGCAGGCACGTAGAAAGGACAGGGCGCACGTCTTCATAAAAAGACTCGGCCACTCCTGCCTTGATCAAATCGATAGCCTCGAAGAATCCCGCCTCCTTAAAGGCAGGGCGGGCAAGATTCTGCGGTTGGAAGATGCGCCCGGCAAAGCGCCCGGTTCGCATCGCACCACGGAATTGGAGTGTGCCGCGCAAGCGCCCGTCCGATGACACGGCATCGAGCACCTTCTCGTACTTCGTGGCGCTTGTGGCCGCGCTCGCAAGACGCAGGCGCAGCAGATCCTTAACAGGTTCCGGCACATCGTCGGCGTCAATCTTCCGTTCGACTTCGGCCTTGGTCATAGACGACAAGCGCCAGCCGTACTGCTTCTCGATGAACTTGAGCATAGCGTCGCGCTGCGTGGCCCGAGTCACTTCGCCGCCGGTGAGCTCAGCCGTACGCATAGCGAGGCCCTCCTTGTGCTCCTTATCAAGGCGCAGGGCACCCTTGGCCAACTCTTGGTCGATAAGGTACCCACGGCGGTTAATGGCAGCATCCGTGAGCTGGATCTCTCGCTCCTCTTTCGTACAGTTGAACTTCGGGAGGCGTTTGAATACCTCGCGCATGGACACGATGTCCATACGGCAATATTCTTTGAATAAATCCCAATCAGCAGGGCGGTTCTCTTTCGTCGCTCTGCGGTCTTTCCAGTTAGAGGGCAGGGGTTTGCAGAAAAGGTTCACAAGCCGCGAGCCGTCGGCCATCTTCGATTCGCTCTCGGCAAGTCCGAAGACCTTGCACAGGTCCGCAAGCGCACCGGGAAGGCCGTGCTCGTAGGCAATGACCATCGAATCGATGATGCGCTTAGGGCTCCAGTCGTACTGGGGCAATACGTGCGCGAGCACGACTGAATCGAACTGCATGCCGTTGTGGAACACAAGGCGCGTTGCCTCGTCACGCAAGGCCTTGTCGAGCTCGGCCGGCACAGGCTCGCACGTTGCATCCCACACCTTGGCAGGACCGTCGGCGAGCGCATAGCCGAAAAGCAAAAGCTCCGCTGTCTCTGCGTACTTATGTGTGCCGACGCTAATCGGCATTTGGTTAAAGGACTCTATATCGGCGAATACGAGAGTCATACCTGTACCTCTAGAAACTTTCTGCACTTCCGACTCAAATACAATCGCTTCCAAGCATCTCTAGTTAACTTGCGAACGCCTGTTGCGTAGTCTTGTTTTAAGTTTTCAGAACGGGTTCCATATCGCAGATTTTCAAGTCGATTGTCATAAGGCACGCCATTCAAATGCAAAACATCTACTAAGGTACCCGTAACTACTGGACGCTTGCCGACAAAGGCCTCTAAAACAAGCTGGTGCACCTGCCGAGAATTTCCTTTACCTAATGCCACCGAAAGGTGTCCTGTATTTGTTCGCCCCGGTCGGAGAATTCGGCCTTTTAGCCACCTTCTTGACTCCTTCTTGTTTCTTGTCAATTTGTGAACGTAGCGCGACACGGATCTAACACGGCCCGTGTCACTCACTTCGTACTTTCCTTCGTAGCCCACAACAGGTAGCCAGCGTTCCATTGCTTTTCCTTAAAAAATGTCGCGGGGTAACCGGACGACAGGGACACGGAAATGACGGCAACGTATACAAGCCAAAACCGGAAACCCTTTAGAACCCGAGGGAATCAACAGAAACCCCGGGCCGCCGGAGAGTCCACCCAACGATGGACGAGCACTACATCCTCCGGTTCCCCGATAAAGCCTCCGTCGCCAGGGGCTTTACCGGGAAGGCTCCGTCAGGAGCCAACCCGATGTTCTACTTAGCTAAACGCATCCAACTCGTCAGCGAAGTCGTCGTTGGCCGCAACCGGCGTGGCTAACGCCTCGAAGTCGTCAGCCGTCGCACGGATTCCGGAGCCTTCGAACGGCTCACCCTCTTTACGGAAGTGAACCGAAACGAGCTCGAAGGACACGCCTTTTGAGCCGCTTGCGTCATAACACCAGGACTGCACGACTACGTCGATGTAGTCGCCCGACCGGGGCATATCCGCTTGCGATGTAAGCACCCGCTTTAAGTCAGCCGAGTACACAATCGGGGCACCGTTCTCCTCCCGGCGCTTTGCATTGATGTACCAGCGTTGGCGGTCGGTATCGTGCTGCAGGCCACGTGTGTTCTTGTTCTCCTTAGCGGCAGCAAAAACACGCTCGGCTTTGTCACCGAACTTGGCCACAAAGGCCTCTTTCATGCCCGCAGCGACTTTCTGCAAGTTCTCCTTGTCGTCTTCCGCGATCACAATCTGGGCGCTGTAGAACTTGCGTCCGTCTTGCGAGTAGCGGTTCTCTTGAGCGACCACCAGGCGCGGAAAATTAATCCGCACGTTCTTCAAAATAATCTTTGCCATATTTAAATTCCTAGATAAATTATTTTTAATTCAATTCTCAATCGCTTCGAAATCTGATGAACTTGCCGCCGTAATCGCCGGCCGTTTATCTGACTCCTCTACGACTGAGGGTTTACCCTCGGACTGCGTAACGCAGTCACGGATTTTTTGCTGCTGTTGGGTACCCAGCAGTTTCGGATTGGCCTTTAAGGCCGCTTCGAATTTGGTCGGAGAGATGAGCTTGAAGTCGTACATTTCCTCACGCTTCAAACGCATGCTCTTCATGAGTTTTTCCACCTGGGCATCGTCTGCCCACTTGCGCGGTCCCTTGCGACCGGCGACTAGCTTGTAGCCGGGAATCTTCTCGCCCTGACCGAGGCGCGCCGTGACGGACTCCCGGACCATCTTGGTAAAGGTCTCCAGAGCCGGCAGGAGGCTGTAGGCCTTAGCGAGTTTCTCCGGATCGTCCGGAACACGGATGACCTGCACAGCCTCGGGCTTCGGTTCGTCCGCTTTGTAGTCCACAAGCGCAGCCGAGGCCGCTTGTTCAGCTAACATCGGGCACTTGGTTTTGCCACGGCACCACCGGCACACCGATTCGTTGCAGCAGTAGTCGTCCTGCCCGACATTCGGCTTTTCCTCTTCGTTGTAAAAGCGGATTGCCTTCTCGGCGCGGGGTCGCACGTTCGCCTTGAACGCCTCCAATTGCTCGGGCGTCAGCTCCCACTGGTTCACGCCGCCGGCACGCGGCTGCACGATGGCCAAATGCACGTGCTCGATATCGTCGTAAAGCAGCGAGACCTCGTCCCAGAGCGCGGCCGCATAGATCGAAAGCTGCTCGTTTCGTTCAGCTGACACGGGCACGCCGGCGCCGTACTTAAGGTCAATCACCCACATGTGGCCGGGGTAGGCGATAAGGCAATCAATCGTGCCCTTTGCGCCTTCCTCGGACGTAACCGGCGAAACGTCGACCGGATGCTCGAACGCGATATAAGCGCATTCGTCTGCCTCCTTTGCCTCGGCAATTCGTTCAGCTACGAAGCGCACGTACTCGCCGACGTACTCACCCATCTCCCGACCACAGTCCTCCGAGAAACGGATGTCCGCCGGCGTGCAAGGCGCGTCCTCGAACATTTGCCGGAGCGTTCGTTCAGCTAGGGAATGCGCTTTTGTGCCTTCTTCGGCATAGGGTGAGGATGGATTGGGGACGCCCTTTTCAAGCCAGGCGGAAGCCGGACAACACGCCCAGGTGTGGGCGTGACTCGGACTTAATATTGCGTGTTTGCCCGGCATTGATCAGGCCTCCTTCAAAGCCTTATCGGCGTTTGCGCAGAAAATCTGAACCTGCTCCGCCGTCAGGGCAGAAAGTTTCTTCACGCCCACCGAGTCCAAAAGGCCCCGGAGCGCATCGGCGCCGCGGTTCTTTAAAAGCGCGGTCGCTTTGCTGCGGGCATCGGCCAGAGAAAACGCCTTCGGCTTTTCTTCCGAAATTTTTCCAGCGGCCGCTTGTTCAGCTACGGGCGCGGTTTCGGGTTCGGCCTTTTGCGGCGTTTCGGCGGCTTTGGCAGGCGCTTCGAAAGGCGGATCGCTCGGGTCCTCGCCCGGTTTACACGGGATTCCGTCTTTTTCCACATCCTCACAGCCGCCGGCCTCCCATTCCTGGGCGGTTCCGCGGACTTCGTCGCGTTCGCGCTCTGCGGGCGAGCGGTCCGACCGGTCCGACCGGTCA